ATAAATATCTCTTGCCCCTTAACAAAGCAATGCGGAAGCGCATTTCACATTTAGCCAGACTATACCCCAAGATCTTACCACGGACAGTTACGATACAAGAGCATGGTTGATCTGAAAGTGGCCTGGTGTAACCACGATGCTGCACGGTACGCAGTCAGGCACTGGCATTACGCCAAGAATATGCCAGGCGGTGGGCACGTCAAGGTCGGTGTGTGGGAGGATGGAGCTTTCATCGGCGTCATTCTCTTTTCGATGGGTGCCAATCGCCACATCGGAGGGCCCTATGGTCTAAGCGGTGTACAGGTTTGTGAGCTGACCAGGGTAGCCTTGCGGGAGCATACGACGCCCGTCACCAGGATGCTCAGTCAGGCCATTTCGATGCTCAAAAAGCAGTGTCCAGGTTTGCGCTTGGTCGTTTCTTATGCTGACCAGAACCACGGCCATCATGGGGGCATCTATCAGGCCGGCAACTGGACATACGTTGGTGAGGTTCGGATGGATGCCGTTCTGTTCTTTGGCAAGCCGACGCATCGACGTACGATCTATTCGCACTACAATACAAACAGCATCGAGTGGTTGCGGGCAAATGTAGACCCAAACGTGCGATGGATTGAAGCGCCGGGCAAGTACAAGTATCTGTATCCGCTTGACAAAGCGATGCGGCGACAGATTGCAGCCCTGGCTCTGCCATACCCACCGCCAATGGAGCGAGATGGAGACGGTTGTTGATTGGTGCAACTATCAGGCCGCAAGGTATGCCGTTGAACACTGGCACTACTCAAGAGTCCTCCCTGCGGGGAAAACGGTCAAGCTTGGTGTGTGGGAGGATGGAGTTTTCATCAGCGTGGTCGTCTTCTGTCTTGGCTCAAATCGGTTTTCGGGCCAGAATTTTGGCATCAGATCAACAGAGGTCTGCGAGCTTGGCCGGGTGGCTCTGCGGGAGCATCAGAGCACGGTGTCTCATATCCTATCACGGTCTTTGTCAAAACTCAAGAGCCAATCGCCAGACTTGCGTTTGGTCGTCTCGTATGCCGATCCGCTGCACGGCCATCATGGGGGTATCTATCAAGCAGCTAATTGGGTCTACATTGGTTCGGAAAACACGGACAAGCGTTGTCGCTCATATCGAGAAACACGCACCGGGCGGGTGATCGGCTGGCGCACAATGGCCGCTATTCTGGTCTCGATGCCGGACTGTCAAAGTAACCTGGAGGGGGCCCGCAAGGCCGGCTTTGAGCCATTGCCGTTGTACCAGAAACATAAGTACTTGTATCCCCTCGATAGGGCCATGCGGCGACAGATTATGTCGTTGGCGCGGCCATATCCGAGGCCTGCGGACGAGGTGCATGATGGTGCATGACCGGCGACCAGTCGGTAGGCGGGGATTCAATTCCCTCCGTCCGCTCCTAGTCCCATTATAGAGGTTGTGCCGGCCAGCTGTGTTCTTGGTCGGCACAACCCAGACTTATGTATATTTGGGTGGAAGTATGAGCACCGGCAAGCGTAGAAAAGCGGCAGCGATTGCCAGAGATCGCAAAAGAATATCGGGGTTATACCTTCAGGGTTGGTTGCAAGTCGATATTGCCGAAGAGGTCAAGCTGTCACAGGCTACAGTTTCAAGAGACCTCAAGGCACTACACAAGGAGTGGTTGGCAGACGCATCGCGGAACTTTTCCGAGGCCAGAGCGAAAGAGCTTGCCAAGATCGACTTTCTCGAACTGACCTACTGGGAAGCTTGGCGGCGGTCTTGCGACGATGCCGAGACGGTCACGCAGAAGCAATCTATTCATCAAGCCGGGGATGGTGGGCCTAGTCAGCTGGTGCCCAAAGAGGCGACCAGAACCGTTAAAGGCCAAACAGGTGACAAGCGTTTCCTTGACGGTGTACAATGGTGCATCGAGAGACGGTGCAAGCTCTTAGGTCTGGACGAACCAGACCGACTCGACGTAACGACAGGTGGCGAGCAAATAGATGGCCGAGACAGTGACGAGAGACGAATTGCGCTCCTTGCTGCCATGCTTGACAAAGCCAGAGCGCGATCTGATGGACAAGCTTCTGACGGGGCGGCCGATGGTGTGGTTGCCGGAGACGGGGCCACAGCTTGAGGCCTATCTATCGGACGCAGACGAGATCTACTTCGGCGGTCAAGCCGGTGGTGGCAAGCTTCAACCTCTTGATAGCCAAGTAGTGACACCGTTTGGCTTTCGGCAGATCGGTGTTCTCAAGGTTGGGGACACTATCTCCAATCCTGCCGGCACCACATCCAAAGTCGTTGCTGTGTTCCCGCATGACGAGATGGACATTTTCGAGGTCGAGCTCACTGACGGCTCTGTGATTGAGTGTGGCCTTGATCATTTGTGGGCAGCTTGGAGAGCGCACAGAAGCGATGGGTACAAGCGGAGCATTCCGTACCGTGTACTTCCAACATCGAAATTGATCGAGTGGTTGAGCAATGGTGAGTCTGTCTTGATTCCCGTGACAGAGGCGGTGAATTTCACAAGGCCAGATAGACGCGGCCACTCTGCTATGCCGATTGCTCCTTACACTTTGGGGGCAATGCTTGGCGATGGCTATTTGCCAAACGGCAAGATCACGACGGCAGACATCGAAATCGCCCAAGCGGTGAGGGGCATCTTTCAATATCAGCAGGAGGGCAATGCTTCTGCTGACTACAGGGTGCCAGACATTTTAGATGACTTAGAACGATTGGGTCTCAGAGAGTGCCGCTCCTGGGAGAAATTTATCCCCAAGCCGTATCTATTTGCACCAACAGAAGACCGTTGGGCATTGCTTCAAGGTCTGATGGATACAGACGGCACAGTCTCCAAGGGGCGTGGGCGTGTTTCGTTCTCCACCACATCCTTGCGGCTTGCGCGAGATGTACGGTTCCTTGTCTTGTCTCTTGGTGGTACAGTGATGGTAGACAACCGCCAGACTCATTATACCTATCGAGAAGTAAAGAAAGCAGGCCGGCCCAGCTATCGACTCAGAATCAAGTTTCGCTCTAACGAACAGGCGTTCAGATTGGAGCGCAAGCGGTCTCTCTGTCAGCCGCCGCAGAACATGCACCGCAAGATTGCAGATATCAGGCTGAAGCAGGACAAGCAAAAAGCCGTCTGTATTGCTGTAGATCATCCGAACGGCTTGTATCTGACAGAGGACTTTGTTGTCACTCATAATACCGATCTGTTGCTTGGTCTGGCAATGACGGCGCACAAAATCTCGATTGTGTTCAGGCGGGAGTATACGCAGTTCACTGGGGCCAAGTCTATCGTGGAAAGGTCAAGAGAAATCCTGGGCGGCACAGGAGCACGCTACAACGGGCAGACCCATGTCTGGCGCGGTATCCCTGGCAATCGGCGGCTTGAGTTTGGCTCTTGCCCACACGAACGCAGCAAGGAAAACTACAAAGGCCGGCCCCACGACTTCAAGGGCTTTGACGAAGTGCCCGAGTTTTCCGAGAGTCAGTATCTATTTCTAAGCGGGTGGTTGCGCAGCACAGATCCAGGCCAGAGATGTCGAATCATTTGCACTGGCAATCCCCCAACTTCCAGAGAGGGAATGTGGGTCATCAAGCGGTGGGCACCCTGGTTAGATAGTCGCCACCCCAACCCGGCAGAGCCAGGCGAGTTGCGATGGTTTGCCATCTTGGATGGCGAGGATCAGGAAGTCGATGGCCCAGAGCCTTTCGACTGGCTTGACGAAACGATCTTTCCGCGGTCGAGGACGTTCATCCCAGCTGCCCTCGAGGACAACCCATATCTGAGAGACACCGATTATCGCTCTGTCCTTCAGAGTATGCCGGAGCCATTGCGGAGTCAGTTGCTTTATGGCGATTTCTCTGTCCAAGTATCCGATGAACCTTTCCAGATCATCCCCACGACGTGGGTATTGGAGGCAGAGAGACGATGGACACCAGACCGACCGGCAGTGCCATTGCAGCAGGTTGGCATCGACGTGGCCCGTGGGGGCAGAGACGAAACGGTCTTGTCTCCTCGCTTTGGCTGGTGGTTTGATGAGCAGATCGTCAAGCCGGGCAAAGAGACGCCGGATGGCCCGACCGTGGGTGGTCTGGTCTTGGAGCTTTTGTCTCGACATCCAGAGTCAGATCCGTTGTTGGCCGTAGACCTTATCGCGGTCGGTAGTGCGGTTTATGACTTTCTGAACGGTTTACCTAACATCACCGATTATTACGACGAGTCTGCAAATGGTGTTACCAGGTTGTGGGGTTTCGATGCCCGCAA